ATGCGCGGTCGCGAATTGGAGGCAAGCATCGCTGCCGTGTTTCGCGTTCGCAAGCGACCTGGCTACAACGTCAAGATGCGTGTGAAGTTCAACAATGAATTTTACGGTATCAAGTACATCAACCCAGTCGAAGGATTGGATCGATACCTCGAACTGATGGTGAGTTCATCGTGATTCAATTCAAAATGAAATTCGATGACAGGATATTGAAAGCGATTGGCGACTTGCCATACCAAATTCAGTACAAGTGCATCGACCCGGCCGCTCGCAAGATGGCACAGCCGATCGTGAGACAAGCAAAACTGGATCCACCAAGCAGTCGCTCTTTAAATGGTACGCAGCGATGGGCCCAGGATAAGTCTGTTGCGCCGAGAGATAAGTGGTCGAAATCAGCTAAAGACCGTTATGAAACCTACGATTCAGGTCAATACGTCATATCCAAATACCGCAAGTATTCGCGCGGTGGAATCCTTTACATCGGCATGCAGGCGACAGAACATGGTATGGGTCGCAAAATGCACTTTCGTCTGCCTGTAACTAAAGGCGAACGCAAATTGTATTACTGGGGGCGGCCTGGACAGATTATCACCCAGCAGAGCGGTCGATCAAAACAAACCGTTACCTATACTCGCGGCCAAAGCAAGCGAGCGGTTAAGCGTGAACGAAACAGTCGATACATACAACCTGGTAGCACGATCAAACTGGAACGCGCTCACTTTTTGAAACGCGCGTACCAAAAGTCGTTTAACCAAGCGATTGGCATATTTCAAACCGAGTTTTACAAAGAAGCAAAGGGACTGACTCTTGGCTAGAAATTTACGACTTACAGACGCTGTATCGATTGCGAGCAGTGGGACGGTATCTACTACGGCGACCATGGAGTCCAACCGCATTCCGTTGGCTGTGCTATTGCCAGCCGCGTTCACTGGAACCTCATTGAACTTCCAAGCGTCAGCTGACGGATCAAACTTTTTTACGGTCTACGATGACGGCACGCTCTATGCGCCCGCCGTCAGCACATCGCGATGGGTAACGCTGAAGCGATCGGCAATGGACTCGGTCAAATACATCAAGATCGTTTCCACATCAACGGAGACTGCGGCTAGGACCATAACCTTGGTGAGTGGTGAATGAGTGCCATTGGCAAAGCGTTCAGAACGAAAGTCCTTAGCTATGCTGCGGTATCTGGTATCGTCGGCCAACGCATGTACAGCGATGTGCTTGTCGAGAAATGCCAACTGCCGGCGATTTGCTTTTATGTCACCTACACCGAACGCGAACACACGATCACTGGACTGTCCAAGGCGGCGCATGCACACATTACGGTCGAATGCTACGCAACGAGTCGCGATGGTGCCTCGCTGCTGTCTAAAGCGATGCGGGAGACTGGTATCGATTCATTTAGAGGCTTGGTTGAGAGTCATCGGTTTTGTGGAGTGGAGTACGTCTCGGGTGACGAGTATTTCACGGATCCTCCAACCGATGGCAATCAAGTCCCAAGGTACGTTTGTTCGTTTGATGTTGTTGTTCACTATCAGGAGCCGTAAAAATGCCTAAGAGTATTGCCGACACTGGCCTAGGTGCCACCATCGCAGGGACTGGTCTTGTGACCACCGAAATCACTCGTATTGGCGAGTTGACGATTGGAGTGGATGCACTGGACATCACTCACCTCGGAACCGCTGGAATGAAACGCATGCGTCCCGGCGACCTGCGCAACAATCCTGAAGTCGAAATCGAGTTTAACTGGCTGGGTGCCGCGCCGCCGATCACTACGGCCATGATTCCGACCGTTGAGCCATACGCAGGCATCACCGCCACGGTGACATACCCAGAAGGTGGCGGGTCAGTCGCTGGAACCGTTTTCGTGAAGAGCGTCAAGTTTCCCAACGCAGCGCAAGGTGAAATCATGAAGGGGTCGTACACGATCCAGTTCGATGGTGCCACCGCGCCTGCGTTCACTACTACTTCCTGATAAAGGTGTTTCATGTCTGTTGAACTGAAACCAGATATGCGGATCGATTTCACTGGCAAGCAAGTCGAGTTTACTCAGTGGCAAGTGTACGTTGACGACAAGCACGTCGCGTACCTAAACCACCAAGAGAACTCCGAGTTGCTGCCGTGTCGTGTGAACTTTCCGGTGGATCGGATCCCCGAGATCGTCGAGGCTTGCGAAAAGGAGCGAGAGCGACTTGGCAAGCCTTCTACGGTCAGGCCGCCAGCGGAATACAACTTGCGGTTCATCGAGTGCCGCAAGGTTTTGGACGAGCAACTTGTATCGGATGAGGATGACGATGAATAAGGACGATTTCAAAGCACTGCTTTCCAAGCCACTGACTGTTAAGCCGGTGGAAGTCTGCGGGATGAAGTTTCACTTGAAGAAACTGACCGAAGAGGAAGGCATCAAGCGCGACTTGGCAGTACAGACCAAGGAGGGCGAGTTTCAATGGGAGAAGTTCCGACGCGTCACGCTGTCGCTAATGCTATGCGATGAGCATGGTGCTAGCCTCGTTGATGATGCAGAGGAACTCAAGTCCCTCGACTTGGAGCTGGCTGATGGACTGTGGTCTGCTGCCAAGGAGTTGCTTGGCATCCGATCCAAGGAGGTATCCTCCGAAACAAAAAAATCCGACGTAGCCCAAGGCTAAGGCTGGCTGGAAAGCTTGCCTTGCGTTGGGGCATCGTTGACGTTCATTCCTGGCTAGAAAAGCTTCCTGATGGCGCATTGACGTTTTGGGAAGCGTTTGACCGCGTTGAGCCGATCGGTGACGAGTGGGAGCAGACGGCAATGATCATGGAGAAGTTGCTAGTGAAGCTATACGCTCAAGCCAAGATGGATCCACCATCATGGCAGGATTTGATGCCACCTCGCTACAAGCGTGTTCGCAAGCCGACCGCGATTACCAAACAGCAGTCTGCTGCAAGTTTTGATGCGTTGCTAAAGATCACCAAACTGGACAAGGTGGCAAATGGCTAGCCCAACAGCAGTCAACATTGGCATTGGGTTCGACATCAAAGAGGTGATGCAAAACACCGGGCTCGCTCGTAATGAAATAGCTCGGTTTACGCGCGATGTCAAAACAAGCTTGACCGACGCTGAAAAGTTTGCCAGGGACGCAAACGTAGCCAATGTTCTGTTTCAGAAAGGACAGATAGACGAGGCAACTCATCAAAAAATGATTGCGATGTATCGTGAGCGATACAAGGTCATTGACGAAGTTGCGGCTCGAGAAGCACAACAGCAGGCGCATCAAAGGGCGAGACTTGACGAATACGCTGCGCATAAACAAGCGATGGCAAAACGAGAAGAAGATCAAATGATCTTTTTGCATAACATTTGGAAAAATTCCACTGCTGAGCGAGAAGCAAAAGAGCGAGCGACGGCAGAAGAGTCGGCCAAAAGAAAAAAGGCTGAGTTGGATCAGATTCTCGCACAACAGCAGCAAGAAATACAGGGCATACTTCGCATCGAACAATCACGGCAACAAGCGTCTAAGCTTTTGCTAGATAGTATCAACAATGAAAGGCAAGCCACGCAACGAGCGGCAGAAGCTGAGAAAAACGCTCGATGGGATACCATCAACTTTTTGATAAAGTCCGAGGCAGACCTGGCCGAGCAAAAACGCAAGCGTAATCAAGAGGAACTTGCTGCGCAGGAAAAGCTAAAACAAAATGCGATTGATTTGATGAAATCGCAAGCGAGCCTCGGTATCGTTTCATCTGGGCGTCCATCCCAGATACCGGCGACAGACTTATCAAAACCATTGATCGATCCTGTCACTGGACAGCAGATTGCCGCGAAAAAAGAAATTCTTTCTCTTGACGAAGCAATAGCAAAGCTAGAACGAGATACGCAGCAAGAAATTGCAAGACATGCGACCGAGAACGCTATTCGAGAAAAACAAAATGCTGAACAAACTGCTGCGGACATAAACAATAAGCGAAGGCTCGAAAAGGCTCGCATAGATGAGTTAAAGAAAAACTCGCAAGAACTTGAAGCATCCGTTGCCAGCCAAAAACGAGAGAAAGACTACAACCGCATTCGCGGGATGGTAGACCAGGCCAAGACTGCACAACAGCGGTATGCGGAAGCAGTCAAGTTTGTGAAGGACCAAGAGAAACTTAGTGCCATAACAAAGCAGGAATTGATTGCGATTCAAAGAAACCTGAATGCCGAATTGAAGTCGCAAACGTTCGTCGGTCAATTCATTGCCGGTCTCGGTATAACCACTGGACCGATGCTTGCAGCACAAGCGATCCTGCAAGTTGTCGGAGCAATAAAATCGTTTGTACGAGAATCCGTTGTGCTGGCAGCTGAGTATCAAAGAACCGAAGCGGCCATGAAGGCGCTGACTGGCTCCACTGCCGAAGCGACCAAGAAGATGATCGAGTTTCGGGAACTCGACAAAAAAACACCGCTGTCCTTCCTCGATTTTGCTCGAGGCGCGAAAACGCTCATGGGGTTCGGGCTCGAAGCAGAGCGAACAGGCGCGATTATGAAAAGCCTGTCCGCAATCTCGATGGGCAACGCGGAGCGATTCCAGTCCCTTGCTCTTGCGTTTGGACAGGTGCGAGCGTCTGGAAAGCTTGCTGGTCAAGAAGTTTTGCAAATGGTCAATGCGGGTTTCAACCCGTTGCAAGAGATCGCCAAGTTGACTGGCGAAAGCATGGCAGACTTAAGGCAAAAAACAACGGACGGCCAAATCTCGTTTGAAGAAGTCGCCTTGGCGATCGAGCTTGCGACTGAAGCGGGTGGTCGATTTGCAACGATGAACGAGGAGTTGCAGTTGACGCTCGCTGGGCAATACGACAAGTACCTGTCTGACATGAAAATGGTTCAGGTGCAATTGGGCGAGAATTTGATGCCACTCATGGTGCAACTTCTCGGGTTGAGCCGCGACTTGCTTTTATCAAATGATGAGCTAGGCGAGTCCTATAATTTTTTACGGACAGCCTCGGGGAGCTTGGCTGTATTTGTTGCTTATGTTCGAGACACATTTTCTGAAGGTGATCTTTTCAATATGGAATGGACAAACGTCAATGCAGTCCTTGACCAAATTGAAGAAGCAAGAAGGGAACGAGAATTTCAAGAGGGCATGGCGAAACGGAAGCGAGAGGAAGACGAGGCAAAGGAACAAGAACGTGCGAAAAAGCGTCTTGAGCTAGGCGAAGAAGGATATAGGCAATGGAGGCTCAATGAAGCAAGAAAAGAGACTCAGACAAGAAATGCAGAAAAGCAAGCGGAAGAAAAAGCCAAAAACGAATTGGATGCCATAGAAAAGACACGGCAGGAATTTGAAAGGCTTGGAAAGACAAAACGAGAACTGTACATGGAAAGCATTGGCTTTAATGCTCCAGGTATAAGCGTAGCCGAACAAGCCAAAAGGCAGCAGTCTCTCAAAGAATTCGACGCCATAGAGGCTCACAAGAAGGAAGAAGAAGCGATCAAGAAGAAAGTGCGCGCGCTGGTTGAAGAAAAGAATGAAGTTGAGCTACTGGAATTGGCAAAGCGCAGAAAGATTACTCAAGACGAACTTGCTGACGCAAAAGAAGCAATTGCCGAGAAACGAAAAGAGGAAGCTCGCAAAAAGGAAGAAAAGAAACAGCAAGACCAAATACAGAGGCTAGTTAAGGAAAACGATTTGCTGGGACTGCGAAATTTGCTTGCACAGAAGAAGATTGATCAGGGCAAGTTTGACGAGGCGAAGCAAAAGATCGAGGACAATGTCAAATCGATCCAAGAGCGATTTAACCCTGCCATAAAATACAAGAACGACTTGCAGGAAATCAAGAACTTGCTCGCCGCTGGACTCATTGACCAGCAAACAGCGGAGAAGGCTGGCGCTGCGTTAGCTAAAAGCGTGATGGGCAACATCCAGCAATACCAAGCTCCGACAAGGGTCGGAAGCATGGGTGACGCGATGCTCGCCGCACAGCGCGCGTCCATGACAGACAAGCACCAAAAGATGGTCGAGAAGTACTTGAAGGAAATAGCGGACAAGATTGCCAAGAACCCCGGACTGATCGCAAATTTTAACCCATAGACATCATGGCATCAGAAATAGTTGGCGAAAGACGAAGAACGAATGCCGCGCTGCAAAAGGGCGAAAAGGGCCGGCTTAACATGACCATGACGGTGACTTTTCTTGTAGTCACTGACGACGTGTTTGCTACGCGCGAAGATGTTTTGCTAAACACAGCAAACGCACCGGTTGTTGGAATGACCTACGGGCCGCTTGGCTTGCAGTGCATATCAAAATCGATTGAGCGATTAGACGAGCATGCATTGTATTGGGAAATGACATGCGAGTTTGATTCAGCGAAGAACGAATATGAACAAGATCCAGAGAACCCTGTAAGTCCAGATCCGACAACGTGGCTAACCATCATCGAGTGGAATCACAGCACCGAAAACTGGATGACAAAAGCGGCAGACGAAAATGGTGACATGTACGCGAACACTGCTGGCGAATTGATCGACCCGCTTCCACAAACGCGACGAACACTCTGTTCTACGGAATTCACTCAGTTTGAAACGTCATCTCTTAACCTTAAAGATATTGCTGATCGAAACAATACAATAAATTCTACCGAGTTTTACAAGTTTCCTACGCATTGTTTGCTGCTAAACGTAATTAGTTCTACTCTTGGTATTTACAACGGATTCCCATGTTGGTCTATACGATACAGACTGACCTATGCCCCTCAATACGAGTGGGGTACGTTTCTTTTAGCTCCGGTCATAAACGGTGGTTGGATAACTCCCTACGTTTCTTTCGGTTGGAATTACAAGGCTGGTGGAAAACTGGAATTGTATATGACGCCACAAGGCAATCACATCTTTGGCCCGTTAGACATTAACGGCAACAAAACTGCGGACCCACCAAATGCCGCTGACGCTTACAAATTCACACGACGAGAATACAAAAGCTTGGATTTTAAGACTTTCATCCGAACTCCATAATGGCGAAAACTCGCGAACCGACTCACTACACATTCAATCGCTCGGACGCCGATGCGCTGTCTAAGCTTATCCACCCTACAGGCAGTCTTGGTGGGCACGGTCCTAAGGGCGCAACAAAGGAACACTACATCTGTGTCGCGACAAGTGGAGTGCCGGCCCGAAGCGGAACAACATTAGGGAAAGCGACTGTAACTCGATACGCATTAAACCCGTCTGGCACGAACGTTGTTTTAGGTAACACGACGCAAACGCTTGAAGCTTACAACCTAGCAGCAATAGCTGTAGCATCAGGGTCGTTAATCGTTGTCGAGCTTATTAATGGCTACTGGATTGTTGTTTGGGAGG